AAACAGGCAAGCGCATTGCCGTATCAGTTGAGTTCATAGGCGAAGGAAACTACCCCGTACATTTCTGGAAATACCCTGACCAAAAGGATCCGCGTAGGCATGAAATGCTTATTGTGGGCGGTGATACATAACGGCTGCGACCTCTCTATCTTCAATGACAGCAATCGGCATGAGTCGCCAGTCCAGAGATTTTTATACTCGCGTTTCAATCGCGATGAAACAAAGAATTGGGAAATGGCTCGCTATATTTATGAGCGTGAGTACCTCTTAGAGCAGGACTCGCTCTTAACTATTATCGGGCAGTTCTCCGATGAGCTGCGGGAATATAACTTTGACTTCTATCGCAATGAGAAGTTTCAATACTTGGGCGTGGTGCAGGATCCGCGGGCGCTTGCAGATATCTATAAAAACACTGACCAGCTTATCTATACGTACTTCAATGATGCGTGCTCGAATACCCTTATAGAAGCTCTCTGTTCAGGCTGCGAGATACTCGATCCATACAATATGGCGAACACTGGCGGCTCGTATGAGATTATGCAGATGTTTGATGAGCATGGCGCTTTGTATTTTGATAGCAATAGAATGGTAAAAGAATATCTGGAGATGTTAGCATGAGTAGTTCGTACCGAGAGAGCTTAAATACCTGGCTAAGAGAGCATGAAGTAAAAGCAGGAATAGTGTATGACGTAGGCGGATCGCAAGAGCAATTAGAACGGCGCGTAAAGAGCTGGGAAGTAAAAGAGTATGTTATTTTTGACTTGCCTAGTCCGCATAAGGGAAAGAAGCCTGATGTGGCAGTAGATATAAACCTGCACGCTCCAATCTTAGACGGCTATAAGGGAATGGCTGATGCGGTGTATTGCTTAGAAGTATTTGAATATGTATATGATCCTGTGCGGGCGATGAAAAACCTTGCAAGTATTGTAAAGCCAACAGGCAGGATCTTCGCCAGCTTCCCCTTCTACTACCCTGTTCATCAGCCTGTTGAGCAGGACTATCTGCGCTATACGCTTGCTGGGATTAAAAAGTATGCCGAGCTTGCACATCTAAAAGTAATAAAAGTTACGCAGCGCAAACCTGATAGCTATGGGCTTTTGCATTTTAATAGCGTAGAACGCTTGCGTGGAGCGAAAGAGTATGACCATAATACACTTGGATATATTTGCACCTTTACTAAGTAACTATGATGGATATATACTTAATTTATGAAAGAAAGAAAATGCGAGGTTTGTGGTAGCATGTTCTTAAAATATACTGGCAAGACATGCTCGAGTCAGTGCTTCTCTGAGATTATGAGAAAGCACTCTACTGGCGTTAAAAAAACCCCAGAGACACTAGAAAAGCTTAAAAATGCTCTACCAAGAGGCGCTAAGCACCACGCATGGAAAGGTGGCAAAACCGTCAATGATCGGGGATATGTTTTAGTTAAAGAGCAAGACAGTAAAAAGTATGTTAGAGAGCATAGAGTGATAGTAGAGCGCGCACTTGGCAGAAAGTTAAGTAGCTCAGAGCATATACATCATATAGATGGTGATAAGAAAAATAACAAACTTGATAATCTAATGGTGGTGAGTAGAGAGCAGCACATGGCTATCCATAAGAAACCAGTCAATCAAAAAACAACCGCAAAAAACGGTACATGGTTTATAGTCGAATGTAATAACTGCAAAAAAATATTTGAAGTGCCTGGTTTTCAGTTTCGCGCAGGGCATGGCAAGTATTGCTCGCGTAAGTGTATAGTGGAGTTCGCAAAGTGAAATATATATTTATTGACTTAGGTGCTTATGACGGCGACTCTATTCAATACTTTCTTACGAAGGCTCAAGACTTACCAGCGCCCGCCAACAAGTTTGCTATCTATGCCTTCGAGCCAAACCCAAAGTTCTTTATGAAGCTCAACGAACTCATGGACACCACGCCGCAGATAAAACAAATTAGCAATCAAGCAGCATGGATTGAGGACGGCACTATGGAGTTTGCAGTAGACCAGGCTGCGGATCCGATGGGATCAACGCTGATGAAGGGAAAGCAAGAAATTTGGGGTAAAGCGAAAAAGCAAACAGTACAGACATTTGATTTTTCAGATTGGATTACGCAGTTTGCTAATGATTATGTTATTGTTAAATGTGATTGCGAGGGCGCAGAGTTTCCTATATTATATAAGATGATAAGGGAGGGAACTCTAACTATTATGGATCAGCTCTGGTGTGAGTTTCACCCAAATAAAGTGCGCGAATATACTACTACGGACAAATTACAGCTAATGCAAGACATAAGAAATGCTGGCGTAGATCTTACGGAGTGGCACTAATGATACGAAATTGCGAGTATTGTAGCAGAGAGTTTAAGACAGATATATCGAGAGTTGCTAAGGGCTATGGCAAGTATTGCAGTAGCAATTGTTTTGGTAAATCTAATAGACCTAAAGGCACAGAAGCTTGGAATAAAGGAATAAAAACTGGCAATACTCCTGCAAACTATAAGGGAGAAAATGCAAGCTATTCAGCAGCACATCATTGGGTGAAATATCATTTCGGCAAAGCTACTTATTGCTCAGAGTGCGGCTTAGATAAAATACCAGAGGGCAAAGTGAGATACTTTGAGTGGGCTAATTTAAGCGGTAAATATTTAAGAGAAAAGTCAGATTGGGTGCAAATGTGTGTAAAATGCCACAGGACTAAAGATAATAATGTTGCTCGCTCTTGGCAAACTAGGAAGCAATACTAATGTTAAAGATACTTGCCGTAACTGATAAAGAGAATACTGCGATAGATCGGCTTGCGCAGGGCGTAGCTCCGTACATGAACGGCTATGATTATAAAGTAATCTCAGTCCACCCGAAGCGCCCAAGCCAAGAGGATTTAGCGCTCTTTGTGCAATTAGCTTCGCAGGCAGATATTATTGACTATCACTATTTTAGAACTGCAGAGATGTTACGCGCTCACTTGCCTGAACTCAAAGAAAAGCCAAGCATTCTACGACACTTCAATCCGTATTCTATCGAAGGAGATTGGAGTGGGTACAATTACATCGTAGCATGCAATAAGAGTATTGAAGCGGATCTGAAGCGTGGCTATAAGAATGTTTTGTTTCACCCAATTACCCGCAACCCTAAAAACTATACATTCCGAGAAGAAGCTACAAGCCACGATACTGTTCTCATGGTGGCAAATCGCATAGAAGCCAAGAAGGGTATTTTAGAAGTAGCGCAAGCGTGCCAGGAACTCAATGTAAGCTTTCACTTAGTTGGCAATATATCTGACCCAGCTTACTTCGCTCAAGTTGCAGCGTGCCGCACGACCACTTTCTCACAAGATATATCTGACGAGGCGCTTGCGAAAGCGTATTCAGAAGCTACGCTGCACGTATGCAATTCGCAAGACAACTTCGAGAGCGGCACAATGCCAATCTTAGAAGCTATGTTTTCGGGCGTGCCTGTTCTCTCGCGCAATGTTGGACACGTGCCAGATTTATATAATGGCGAGAACTTAATCTTAAACCCGAACGAAAAAGAAGATGTGGACGCACTCGCGAAGCTCATATTCAAGGCGCTTGCAGATAAGAAAGCCCTGCATGATATCGCTCAAAAGGCATGGCAAACAGTAAAGAGCTACACTGACCAGCGCAGAGCTTGGCTTTACAAGAAACTCTATCGGCAAATGCAGTCTGAAGAAACTCCTGTGAGTGTAATTGTGCCGACTGCTTCGGATCCTCGCACGCTCCTAGCTTGCTTGGTAGCAATAGAGAACCAAACATATAAGAATATAGAGATTGTAGTTTCAGATGACGGTAATGATCCAGATATTAAAAAGCTCGTAGATGAGTTCAGAGGAATGACTGCGAAGCCTGTTGTGTATCTTAATAGCTTTAGAGATGACTATGGACTTGCACGTGCCCGCAATCTGGGCATTATAGAAGCTACTGGAGATATAGTAGTGTTTGATGATCAGCGCCAGATTATGCAGCCAGAAGCAGTAGCTGAGTTTGTAGCTCACGCTGCACCAAAGCAATGGTTGTATGGCAATAAGGGTGGCAAGAAAGACTTTGTGGAAAACTTTAGTTGTATCTATCGCGCTGAGATTATTCAAATGGGTATGTTCTCGGAGCGCTGCACGCTCTATGGATCCTTATCGCAAGAAGTCCGAGCAAGAAGTAGAGCGCAAGGCTTCACTCATACTTATATTGAAACAGCAAAGGCTGACGCTGCTAAGAAGTCCAGCAATAAATACACCAAGCGCCAAGAGATTATCGAGAGCAAAGATATGCTGTATAAAATGGGGTTATAAGATGAGCAAGCTACGAGTATTTGGCATACTAAATCACTTAGGCAATAACTACGAGCAGCTTAAGCTTGCTGAGAATTATGATGTTGAGTTTACCTATCTGACAAATAATGTAAGGCGCTGGGGTCGTAACTCGCATAGGCAGCAGCCTGAACATCTTAAATGGGCAAGCTATTACGAACCAGGAAAGTATGATGTCGCAATTCTTTCAGTTGATCAGCAGTGTGTGGATCCGCAAATTGGAAAAGGGCATCTGTATCGCCACTTAAACGAAGTAATTCAAGACATTCCTAAGATTGTGATAAATCATGGAACGCCTATGTGGGACGAGCGCTACACAGAAGATATTGTAATCAACGGCGGCGAGATATTAGATAGCAAAGGCAAGCCACGCCACATAGACGGCATGAAGCAGCTTGTAGGCGATAACTTTATGATTGTGAATAGTTATGAGAGCGTAAACCGTTGGGGTTGGGGTTACCCGCTTATTCATGGCATGACCCAAAATGACTGGCTGGATCTGCCAAAAGAGCCGCTTGTAGTACTCCCCCTCTCTCCCGCTGGACTTGATAAGTATTATAATCGACAGCTTATCAGCCACATTAAAGAAGGACTGCCAGACCGAGTAGGGTTAGAAGTGCTGCATACAAATGTAAACTATGCAGTAGTAGATTGGCAGGACTATAAGGAAACAATCGGCAGGGCGCTTATAACTATCTTTCCTTTCAAGGACTCGCCTATGCCAAGAAGCCGCACAGAAGCTATGCTCTCTGGATCGTGTGTACTCTCAAGCCGCTATCATAATGCAGATGAATTTATTCAGACGGGCAAGAATGGCTTTATTATGCCTGATAATCCTTTGAGTTATATCGAAGCTATCGACCAGCTTATAAATCATAACTTTAGAGAAGCAGAACTTATTGGACAGCTTGGCAAGAAAACAGCGCTGCAGTACTTTACTGAAGAACGCTATCAGGCTGACTTATATGAGATCCTTACGAAAGTAGCAGCAGGAGAGCGCCCAGAGTGGAATGGTAAAAAGATATGGAGTGAGGCATGAGATCAGTAGCAGCGTTTACCTTTGAGCAGTTTCACAACAAAAAGAATATTGGCTCAACAAAGATCCGCATTAAAAACCTTATGAAGTACTGGCCTGAGCTGCACTTATATAAATACGGCGAGAAGCCTGACGCAATGATATTCCAGAAAGTATACCGTTCGGGCGAAACATTTAGATCCGCAGCTTATACCTTGCCTGGAGAAATGGGAGTGCCAAGCATTTTAGATATCTGCGATGCAGATTGGCTTGGGCAAGGTGCAGTTACTAAGGCGTGTTTTATAACTGAAACAGCTCGCATGGTGGACGCAGTAGTTACAAGCACTGAAGCTCTTGCGGAGTTCATTCGACAGCTCACTGACAAGCCTGTGCTTTGTATTCCAGACCGCTTTGTAATAGATGAATTCCCAACAATTAAACACCACACCACCCCGCTCAAAAAAGCCGTATGGTTTGGCTATTCGCATAATGCTGAACTCTTACGTTATGCGATCCCCGCAATCGAAAGGCACAAGCTCGACTTCACAATTATAAGTAATGACGATCCGCGCTTACCGTTCGAGTATGACTTCAAGCTTTGGAATAATGCGAATGCGTATGACATTATTCAGCAGCACGACATCGCAATTCTGCCAAAAGGTACTCGCCCGCAAGACAGATTTAAGAGCAACAACCGACCAGTACAAAGTATTCTCTGCGGCGTGCCAGTGGCAACGACTGCCGATGAAGTTGAGCGTTATGAGAGCGCTTCGGAGCGTAATAAAAGTGTGCTTCCGTTATGGCAGTTGTACCGTAAAGAGTATGATGTGCGAAAGAGCGTAGACGAATATAGGGACTTAATTGGGAGTATATTATAAAACAATGAGTAACCGAACACTTTCGCTATTTGTTCCCCTTCCCCATACCGAAAATGGCTATACCTGTAAAACCGAACATATAGCACTCCCCTACCGCACTCTACAGGTTAGAAATAAAAAAAGTGGTATATACACTGGAGTGGGGGAGTGGTACAATAAGCTCAAATGTACGAACACCCATCATGTAAGAAATGTAGCCGAAAGCTTACTGGTAAGCAGACTTCTTTTTGCTCTGAAAAATGTTCTAAATCTTATCTCAAAGCTGAGTATCGAAAGCGTAACCGAGCCAAGCTTAATGCCTACAATGCGCGCTATAGAAAAGAACACCCAGATATTATTGCAGCACAACGTAAACGCCAGGCTGAACGTAAGAAAGCAACCACTGGAATGCTTGGCTTACCCTGTAACCGCTGTGGCAAGAATGAGGACTTATATATGCACCATATAAAGCCAAGACAATTACATGGCGCAGATACGCAGTCAAACTTAATGGTGCTATGCGGCGAATGCCATAGAGATTGGCATTATGCGTTAGATAAAGTTATTAACAATTACTGGCAGGGCAAGATATGAATATAACCACTATAGCGCTCAGCAACATAGATCCTGCCGAATATAATCCAAGAACAATTACGAAAGATGAGTTTGACGGCTTGAAGAAATCTTTGCAGACTTTCGGGCAGCAAGAGAACTTAATCGTGAATAAAGACATGACTTTAATTTCTGGCCACCAGCGTATGAACGCCATGCTCGCCCTTGGCTGGACTGAAGCGGTTTGTAATGTAGTAGACCTCGATAAGCACCAAGAAAAAAAGCTCAATGTGATTATGAATAGCCAGGCAATAGCTGGTAGTTTTGATGAGCTTAAGCTGTCGGAAATCTTAGAGGAGTTAAAGCTCGATGATGATTACGAGGCGCTGCGCCTAAACGTACTGGAGCCACTCGACTTATCGCCAACCGAAGTCGAGGAAGACGAGCCGCCTGAAGTATCTAGCGAGCCACCCGATAGTAAGCTAGGCGAGATATACCAACTTGGTCGGCATAGGGTTATGTGTGGGGATAGTACGGATAAGGCGAGTGTTGAGTTGCTGATGAATGGCGAAAAGGCTGATATGGTTTATACCGACCCACCTTACGGGATGTCACTTGATGTTGACTACGACTCTATGTTCAAGAATGACAAGAACCACAAAGCAAAAGGCGACAGGTTTGAAGCAGTTATTGACGACGATAAGTACTTTGATCCTACGTCAATACTCAAAATGGTCGCTGATGTCAAAGAGGTATTCCTTTGGGGTGCTGATTATTTTTACGACTCCTTGCCGAGGGGCGGTTCACTGAGCGCGTGGGATAAGCGAACAGAAAATCTCGACAAAGTAGTGGGTAACACGACTGAGTTCCTATGGTCAAAACAACCTCATAGGCGTATGACAGCAAGAGTTCTTTGGTCTGGGCATCATGGTATGGGTAGTTCCGATGAGAAAAGCAGAGTTCACCCAACACAGAAGCCACTGAAGCTGCACGAATGGTTCTTTGATAACTATGGCAATAAGTCGAAGCGAGTGCTTGACCTATTCCTCGGCTCAGGCTCTACACTAATAGCCTGTGAACAAACAGACCGTACTTGTTATGGCATGGAGCTAGACCCTCGATACGTTGATGTAATACGCAAGCGATACGCTAAGTTTATAGGCGAAGAAGATAATTGGCAGCAAATAACACCGAGAGTAGACAATGCCTAGACCAACTGTTATGACGCCAGAAACTATAGACAAGCTACGCCAAGCTTACCTGATTGGAGCTACTGATGAGGAAGCTGCGCACTACGCTGGCATATCTGCAAGAACTATATATGAACATATCGAGAAAAACCCAGAGTTTTCTCAGCAAAGAGAGGGCTGGAAATCAGAGCCTATCTTAAAAGCCAAGCAAACTATTGTAACGAGCCTTACAGATGTAAAAAATGCTCAATGGTACTTGGAACGTAAAGCAAAAGACTTCAAGCAAAAGGTAGAAGTAGAGGGCGGTGAAAACCCTATTAGGGTGCTACTGCAAGCCTATGGCATAGATCCTATCAAACTTGGGGAGGGCAATATAGATGACGGACAAGATGTTGGTGCTATTCCAGAAGCACCTACTAGCGAAACATAATCTCATACTCTACCCCTACCAGCTTATCTTAGCGCGTAAGATATTCGCCGCACTCATTACAAACTTACAGCTCACGATCCATGCCACAGAAGAAGATATTAAGAAGCTCAAGCCGATAGAGATACACGCAGAGTTCTCTCGTCAGTCGGGCAAGACAACCGCAGTCGTGCATACGATTGAATTTATTATGCTATTTTTCACAGAAGCTTTTTCTCGCCCAATCAACATTGCAATCTTTGCGCCACAAGCAGAACAAGCTAAGACAGACTTTGACCGCCTAAAACTTGCCTTGCGTAAAACTGAAGCGGATCTGCAAACGTATGAGGGCGCAGAAGCAGAACGCTATGCAAAAGAAGAAAGCAATGCAAAGACGTTAGTGCTGCCGAATGGTACAAGCTGCTATATCTTCCCCGTAAGTAAAACTAGCAAGCCTGAAAGTAAAACACTACACCTTATTATCTTTGAGGAGAGCCAGGACTTGCCTGACCAGATTGTAAAAGAGCAAATACTCCCTATGCGTGCGAGTACAAATGCGCCTGTAGTTTGGATTGGTACGGCTGGCACTCGTATCTGCAACTTCTATCGCTTAGGACAGGGCGCAGAGGCAAATAAGCTCTACTTCGATAAGATAGCCGAGCAACGCCGCACAGTGTATGAGCTTACTGGGGATCCGCTGCACTTAATCTATGAGCAAACCATTAAGGGCGAGATAGAGAAGTACGGACTCGAGAGCGATGAGATCCAGCGCCCTTATTTTGGCAAATGGCTTATTGGCACAGGACAGTTTACAACAGCAGAAGAATTAGACGCTCTTATGACTGAACGCGGGCGCACACATCACGAGAAGAAGCATGAATGCTATGCAGGCATAGATACCGCCAAGCACCCCGATAGCACAATCGTAACTATTATTCGTTGGAACTCTGAGCTAGAAAAGAAAGAGCTTATTAACTGGCTAGAGCTACGGGGGGAGAACTATAAAGACCAATTCGATATCATCACCGACTTCTTAAGCCGCTATAACATTCGAGCGCTTGCAATAGACTCAACAGGACAGGGCGACTTCATGCCCGATATGTTCGAGCGGGAAACTAACTTTATGGACGAGAACAATGGACTGTATCGCATGAAGTTTTCAGCGGTGAGCAAGGACATTATGTATAAAAATCTGAAGGTTAGTATTCAGCAGTTATTGACTACGTTGCCAAAGAACAGTACAAAGGAGTCAGAGAAGTTTCGGCAGCAAATGTTGGATCTCCAGCAAGAGTACCGAGGACAACTCTTATCAGTACATCACCCAGATGACCCGAACGCGCATGATGATTATGCGGACAGTTGGGCGCTCGCTGAGTACGCTTATGCCAAAGAACAAGAACGGAGTATAGCCAACCTCACAGTTGTCGAAACAAGCCATGTGGAAAAATCTCATAAATCTGATTTCTTCAACGAACAGTGGGAGTAGTGATACTCCGCTATTGCAGCCAGTAGCAGAAAAGACCGTTTACTCGGCTGGCGGATATACCTCAAGCAACAATATTACTGGCGATCCTACCGATTACTCTAAATACTACAAAGGCTGGGTCTATGCGAACTTAAACGCATTGGCTTCTTCTGTTTCTAAAATAGAACTCAAGCTTTACAAAGTACGGATAATAAATGGCGAGCAAGAGTATATTGAAATTGAAAGCCATGAGGCACTTGACCGCCTAGACCGCCTAAACGCATTCACAAGCTTTACTGACGCTGTATATAGCACCCAAACATTCAAGGACATGGCGGGCGACTGCTTCTGGTATATAGATGACGCGAAGCAGAATATCTATATCTTAGAGCCAAACAAAGTAAAAGTATTATTCGATTACATCGGTGGCGGTGGCGTAAAGATAACAGGCTATCGCTACACGACAATCGTAGACGGCAAGGAGCGCGTTGAAACGTATGCGCCCGAGCAAGTCATACCTTTTAAGAACCCTAACCCATTAAACCCAGTTCGCGGCATGGGCTTGATCCAAATGGCGCTAGAAGCTATCGACACAGATATGTATGCAGAAGATTTTAATAAGCGCTTCTTCTTGAATAACGCTACACCAGACACCGTTCTCCGCACTGACCAGAAAATTAACGCAGATAATATGCGAAGGCTCGAAGCCGACCTTAAGCGTAGATTTGGTGGCACTCGTAATGCACACAAAACAATGATCCTTGAGGGCGGCTTAGATATTAAACCCTTAAACAGTACGCAGCGCGATATGGAGTTCATCGAGCAGAGTAAATGGGTACGCGATAAGATGATGAGTATATTCGGCAATACAAAAGTGAGCTTAGGAATTACAGAAGATGTAAACCGAGCAAATGCAGAAGCTTCTTTGTATGGCTGGCTCAAAGAAGTCATCAAGCCTAAGATGCAAAGCTTCGTAGATAGCCTAAATGAGTTCTACTTGCCCGCTATAACTTCGGACGCTCTTATCTTTGGCTTTGAGGATCCGTACCCAGAGGATAGTGCAGAAGATATTGCAGAAGCTACTGCAGGTTACGGCAAGTGGCTTACTCGCAATGAAGCCCGAGAGATGTTCGACCTTGCACCAGTAGAGGGTGGAGATGAATTCGGATCTGCGCCTTCCCCGCTTACTCCAGACCAAGAGCCAGCAAGCCCAACAGACGGACAAGCACCACCAGAAGAAGAACGCTCAATGCCAAAGGCTATTAAGAACGTGGACTTCGAGAAGCGCTTTAGGCAGCTTGGCATTCACAAGAAGCTCGAAAAGCAGAAAGCCTTACTTGCAACCATCAAAGAACTTAGCCACCTCAGCGCGGATATCGCTTACACTTGCTCCGTTTGCGGTCAGGTTTACGATCTTATCTGTTAGTGCGTCAATATCTGTAATTGTCATGCTCTTAGTAAAC